GCATACAATAAAAATCTTCCTGCTACTTTTTCCCCTCCATAGTGAGTGAGCCTGCTGAACACCACTTCCCTCATGTAATACACAAGATGGATCTTACCGTCCGACGGCAATTCGAGCCTGCGGAGCCCCGGGGCGCAAAAGAAGTTTCTAAACCCTTCAAGTTTGTCGAAAAATTCCTGTCTGCTGTTACATGCAATAAAACAGTTCAGTTTGATTTCCCGGGCATCAAGGTATACATCATCGAGTACAACATCCTGGCCATGATCATCGGTCCAGTCATGTTGGTATATCTCTTTCCTTCCGGGGAAATCTATATCCCCGCTGACTTTTTCGAGCCCTACACCGAACTCTTTAAGCGTATTTACATTGTCAATTATCATCCTGCAAGGGTATTATATGATTTTTCCATTTTTTGCATCGAGTCTGCTATGGCCCTTAAATACCGGTTGTATTCAGTATTCCTTGAGATCCTTTCAAGGTGTGCAAGCGATTCCTGGGCTATGTCAAGATGCTCGGCAACATTTATCCGGATAGCTCCCATCTGCCCCGCCAGCACCCCTGCGGTATCTTCCGTGATCCCCTGTATGGCACCTTGGATTCCCGCCTTTTCCTCTTCCCCGGGGAAAATTTCCCCTTCGCCAAGTATTTCCGACAATTGAGACCATGCATCTGAAGCCTGGTCGAGAATCTTCATGTACGAATCCCTTAAACCAGTGATTTCTTCCCCGGTCAGGACCATATCGGATTCTACGGCTGCGACAAACTCGCTATACCAATCCTGCAATCCTTTTTCATACAGGGATGTTTTCAGGGCATTTACAAGACTTTTTTTCATCATATCCTCAAAAGTCTCTGCAAATACTTCAGCAGCGTCAAGACCCTCTTCAAAACCATCAGCTATGCTACTGGCAATATTTTCTGTAGTAGTGCCAGTAAGGTATTGTTCATATTCATCCTGAATGTCTTTAATTGATTCCTCAGCTTCCCGTATACCGTCTACCAATGCCTGTACATATTTTAAAGAACTGCCAAATATTTCCGGTGTTTGTTCTAATACTCTTTCAAAATCCTCAATACCCCAAGTCGTTGCGCCAGTGTTATCTCTGAGACGGGTACTTCCTATATTAATCTGATGAAGCAAGGCAAGATTTATTTCTACCTGGCTATTAAGATTGTTCATGGCCTTTACGACCCCTTCGGTCCATTCGGTACCTCTAAGTTCATCGAGTAAATCAATTTGTCTTTGAAGGGCATTATTTGTGGCAGTAATAGAATTGGTAAGCCTCTGATAATAACTCTCAATATCTTTAGTTTCCCCTTTGAATAATTTTATGCCATTTGATATAATATTAATCACTGAAGCTATAATCTGCAATGGATTCTGGGTGGCTATTGCTGTAGCAAGATTTGCTGCTTCCATTGCTATATTTGCTGTAGTTGCAGCAGCTTCAGCAAGTTCTTCACTAAAGTTTCCGGCAAGATTTGCCATCGAACCCATAACATCGGCAAGATCACGCATGTCACCGCCAAATTTTTCAACATCTTTTGCTTCAACTATTTTCCCGAATACCAATAATAGTTTTTCTACGTTCTTTACGTCAATAATATCAGCAGGATCAATCTTTATATCAATAGCTTCATCAATCCATTTTTCAATTAAATTATCTATTTCTTTTTGAGATTCTTTAAGGCTTTCAATAATGTATTCTTGGACTTCATCGGTGATTTCTTTTTCCAATGCAATATATTCCAACAAAAGAATTCTTCTTGCATCTACATTATCTTTATATGCAATGAATTGATTTCTTAAATATTCTCTCCAGTTATTACCTTGTTGAAGTAAACTCTGATAGTGGAAATCAGCACTTTCCTGCATTCCTGCTTGGATAAGTTTTTCGTAATCCTCGTAACCTTTCCTGGCTTCGTCAAGTTCTTTTTTGAGATCATCCACAGGAATCTTAACAATGATATCTTCCGTTTTACTATCCTTCCTATCCTCGTCAAATCCATCCCATTCTCCCCTGAGATATTGCAGTGCTTTTGTTACAGAATCAATATTTTCCTGAACTACGGCCATTTCCTTCTGAAGTGTTTGTATCACTTCGCTCTCATTAATATATCCGGTTGCTGTCCTCCAACTGGGCGCCGGCCCTCTTTCTCCCACAACGCCAGTCATGTATTCAAGCTCTTTGGCAAGCTTTTCGTGCGTTCTCCGGTATTTTTCAAGTGAATTCACCGCATCTTCTATCGCCTCCCTGTTCAGCCATTTCAGGATTTGCTGTTGTCTTTCTATGAATTCTTCAGCCTTATCAGCTGAAATTTTAATGGCATTCCCATAATTATTGAACAAAGTGATGGCAGAAGGTATTGCTTCGGATATCTGACTGATAATAGTCTCCATTTCAGCCTGTTCAATATTTGATAGATCGGTTTTTTCTTCAAGTTCGCGATATCTGGTGATCAGGGGGGTTACCGTTTCATCTAAATATTCAACATTTCCAGCTGCATTTTTGAATTTTTGCTCTGAAGATTCCAGGGATTCATTAAGGTTTTTAACTACATCATTCAGCGTACTGATTCCTTTGGTTACCGTTGGCAGTAATTTATCTCCGAGACTTACCTTTAGGTTTTTTATGTTTTCTTCAAGGATCCGTTGCTGGTTAGCGGCACTCTCGCTGGTGCGGGCAAAGTCGCCAATAGCATTCTTGCTCTGCTCCATGATCAGGTCGAGCGTTGCCATAGCCTTAGCTTGCAATAGCGCCTGGCCGGTAAGGTTCTTCATGCCTTTTTCCAGTATCCTCTGCTCGACATCGGCATCAAGAACTTTTACCCCAAGCTCTATCAGGCTCTCCCTTTCTCCCAGAAGTGCTTTTGTGATGATCCTGCTGGCCCTGGCTGCACCTCCCTGAAGGTTGTTAAACGAAGCAAGGTCCGAAGCCAGTCGCTGCGTGGTATCAGAAAGACCCAGGGCCTCTTCCCTCATGAATCCGAATCCAGTCAACAGGTCGCCAGTGGTACTTAGCAATCTTTCAGCTTCCAGACTTGAATATCCAAAGGATTTTTGAAGAGCTTTTGATGTCTGTTCGGCTTTATCTTCTATACCCTGAAAGGTGACGTCGAATTTCGATCCTACCTCTTCGGCATCCGAGGCTATCTGGAACAGGCTTCTTCCAAGGTCAATAAGTTTTTTTACAATAATACTTCCGGCAACAACAGCAAAAGCTTTCTTCAATATCGAAGCCATCTTATTGCCTGACTGCCCGGCATCCTGCGTCAGCTTGTCTATCTCCCCGGAAGCTTCCTTGCGGTCCCTTTTGAGCTGTGAGTTATCTATTCCGGATTTGAAATACAGCCCCCGACCAAATACGTTTATAGCCATTATCTACCGAGTTTTGCGAGAATTTCTTCGTTCGTAGCCTCTTTGGGCTGCTCCTCTTTTTTCTTATACCTGGGTATCGAACTTGACAGCATAACGATATTTACCCATGATATATGCCAGAGCACCGTTTCGAGGTCGAAATGAAAATAATTTATTACGCCACCGATTGTTTGCCAGATGTTTCTTTCGCCAGGGCTATCATCTCCCTGGGTTTCGTTAGGCTCATCCCCTTCATAAGGATGATAGAACTCGTAAAATCCTTCGGGTTCATAAGATTCAACGTTACGGCGACCATCACTGCGAGCTCCTGGGCGGTAACATTTTTCTTTATAAACCGTTTCAATTTTTCATCCGGCTCCCTGTCACCTCCTTCTATAGCGTAACTTACAACCAGCACCACATCATCAAGGTGCTGTGCTATCTTTTCAAGCGTGACAGCTATTTCTCCTTTTTTAAGGTCATCCGGTGTAAGGGATATTCTGTTTACAATACGGCTGATCTTAGCCATTGTTCCAAGCACCGGCGGTTTTATGGTAAACCTGACCTTCTTTTTTCCTAACAGTTTTTCAACAATCGTTCTGTTTTCAAGTATAACCTCAACGGTTACCGGTTCTTCCAATAACGCCCCTATGGCATTATTTCGTAGGTTTACCTTTTCCGGTTCGCTGAGCTGCCTGTCCATGTAATGACTCTTTACAATCTTCGATTATTCCCTCCTTAGTTTTGGGCCTAAGAAGGTGAATGATTTCCCTTCCGTGCTGCTTAACGGATTTGAGCACAACTTTTTTGTCAATGACTTCAAATTGCACATCTATCTCATCGTAAACACCAGGGATACTGCTTTTACATTCATGCATAACAAAAGTATTAAAGTTTGCCCCTCCCGGTGTTATACCAGGATAAGGGCAAACCGTAGTTTCAAATGTCAACCCGCATTAAGCGGTATATGCTTCAGTACTCCAAAGCGTAGGACTGGGACCGTGATACCCGTTGGCACTTTCCTTCAGCCTTACCCCAACATCCCCGGCATCTATGGCACCGGTAATACCTGTCTGTGGGTTGGCCGTGCAAGCATCGTATGAAACACCAGCATCTATTGTATACTCATAATCGGTTGCCGTCGCATAGTTATCTATGGCGGTCCACCCAAAAGTATTAGTTTCATCGTCAACCACCGGAACAGTAGGTGAAAGGTAAGGATTGAAAATAATGTCAACCCAGTACGGGGGTAAATTATCACCGTTGGCATCCTGCGGAACAAGAGGCACGACGGTGAAATCTATCGACCCTGTATCCGTCTTAACCATCTGACCGGTAAGGGCTGCTGCCAGGTAAGCTTTCGCTATCCTGAAAACCATTACCTTATCGTCATTTCCGGGTCCGGTAACGATCCTTACTGCTTTTGTCCTGATTGTCGTAAGGATAGGCGCCTTCCACTGATCCTCACTGATCTTCGTACCCCCGAAGGCATACACCAGCATGTCAACAGTGAAATCCCGTGTGTTGAATTTAAAGGAAACATCTCTGCTCCCCGGAATGCTCATATACGGGAAGTCGCTTTCGACGATATAAAGATCCGTCTTTTCAGGTTCTCCTAACGACATTACTGCCTGGTCAGGAACCAGCTTTCCGGAAACCTTCTCCCATGTTGTAGGGAATGACCCGTCGCTTTGAACATCACCGAAATAAATTCTCTGAACGCTAATAAGCGTTGTGTCTGTTTTAGCCATTTTTTATGATTTAATATACGTTGTTCAAAACATTGCTTGATCCTCGTATGTTTAAAAAACTCCTTTTCTTCTCATCATGCAATAAACCTTGATTCAAAATATCGAGCGTAAAATGATACGATTCGTCAGGATTCCAGTTTTCAATAAGTCCTGCAACCAGATTTCCCAAAGCTTCCAGCCTTTCAATATCAGGTGTATTCGTCTCTTCAAGATCGGGAACATATACATTCACATTCCAGAAACATTCCTGCACTGCATCCCCTGAGATGGGCAAAGTAGTAATAATAATATTCTCCTTCGTCACATCTTCATCCAGGGGTGCCCTGTGCCTGTAAATTTTTCCCGTAATCTCTCCCGTGAGTGCCTCAACATTCAGCACCCTATACAACTTCTCTGTTATGGTAGTTGTAAGTCTCATGACAGCTCACTGATAATTTGCTGTAAAAGCTTCATTGCCTCCGATGCGGGACCTGTGATAACATCGTATCCCAACGATTCGACGTATCCTGCATAATCCATACCGGCATAACCGATAAGCACTATGCCTTGACCGTACATCTCTTCCGACAATAGTTCACCTGCAAGTTCTTTTCCTCTGCTGGCACCTTCGGCCTCGGGACCACTGGAATTTTCCGAATGAACCTTCCCATCGACGGCCAGAATATAGCCTATCGAGCTTCTCAGGTTCCCGGTCCTGTCCGTATAGGTCCTCATGCTTCGTGCCCTGTTGACAAACTCCTCACCAACATACTGAAGGGTCTCTACCTCCATTACCTGAACATCGTCAAGGAACCCGTCAAAGACTCCCTCAACATCCTGCCTGGTATATAAAGGTCTTAAACCCATATCACTGCATGTTTTTGATATTTTCTCAACCTCAGAATTATGTACTCCTTGCCTTCAAACTCAAACCTTGCCGTATCAGGTATTGACTCGTCAAACAGTTCCATGAAAATCTTAAAACTCCAAATCACATCATCCTTTCCCGTGCTGATCCTGTACTGGTGACCATTTTCTTCTGCATAACATTCAATGGTCTTTTCTTCTGGCGTCCCTTCTGTAAAAGTGCCGCTCTCTCCCCAGGATCCCCCTGATTTCCATGTTATTTTCCCGGTATGCGGGTAACGCTTTACCATTTCGACGTTCCGTCAATCGTGGCTTTCTCGGAGTCAGTACCAAGCCTCGAGTATATCTCCTGTGCCTGGCTCCTCATGTATCCCCTGTCATACCTTATTGCGAGTCCCCCCTCCTGAATATCCGGCAAGCGTAAAAGTATTACCATCAGATCTGCTGAACACAAATCAATGGTATCCTTCACACTGTCATCGTAAACATCCGATGAAGCTACGTCCCGGTCAAGCAGAACCTTGGTATAGAGGTTGTCAGTGACTTCCCCTATACCGGGTAATACTGCTTGTAGTGCTTCAAGGTTTGTCATTCACACTTTATGCCCAGGAAGTATCTTCAACATACTGAAGGTAGCAATAATCAACATTATTCCAGCTCGGGAATGCGTTGATTTCTCCCTTCGTGTATTCAGCAACGGGGTCAACCGATGAATACTTGCTCACCAGTATATTCCCTTTTTTGGCCTGTACTACCTGCTTCGGGGGATTGGTTTCCTCCGCAATCGGGCCAGCCAAAGTCCTACCCAACTGTACTTGCGGTATGTAAGTAATGTAATTGTTCTTCCAGGGATTAGCATACGAAATCGTATGATCATCGTTTTCAATACCTACGCTCTGCTCGATAAGAACAATCTTAGGCAGCCCTTCGCTTACAAGGAACGCATTTGTCTGCTCAAGATTCGGGGCTTTGGTGAGCCCGGTCCTGGCTGTAAGGTAAAAAGATACTTCACCAAGAAATTCCGTCGAGACCTTCATTTTACTGAACGTCGCCCGGCGCATCAGTATGTACTGAAGCTTTACGCCAACGGCATCGGCAGCATCCACAACAGTTCTGATATCTGTAAGCGGTGTGCAGGTTGCCCCTGTGCTCCATGTTACTGCAACACCTGACTTATTGCCGGTTGGGACCTGGAAATCAATGTTATTCTCCGTTACAATACCATTATTGTTTGTCGGAGAAAGCGCAATTGATCCATAGCTCATGGCTGACAGTGCCAGCCATTCCAAACGGGCATTAACGGCGTTGACCACAAAATCCACATCATTGAACACAAGGTCCAACAGTGATTCCTGGTCTGCTCCTTCGGCTTGCGCCTTCAGGATATTGTAGGTATTCAGGTCAGTCTCAGTCATTTTCCGCTTTACACGGATAGGAGGAATTTCCCCCGACAGTTTCGAGATCACCCTCCTGGTTTTCAGAGGGGCTTCTGAGTCGTATGCTACGACATCAGCTGCTATCCTTGCACCTTCCTCACCGATCAGCGTCTCGTACGTAAGCAGCGGAGTCGATTTGATCGGGAAAAATGTGGGCCAGTAGAACGAATCGTAGATTGTCTCTTTCAAGTAGGCTTCAAGATTCTTCTTGTTAACCTCTTTCAGTAATGAATTTTCCATGATTTTCTATTTAAAAGGTTAACTGTTTAAGCCCAAACAATCCTGTCGGAGAGCTGGGTCTTGATAAGATCCGTAACTCCAAACGGAAGGATAGACTCATTCACTGTGCCTCTGTTGACAATGGATATGCCAGCATTAGGACTGTCACCGGAAACATCGGTTGTATTTTTCAATACTCCCGTTGCATCGTAGATAGGATCAAGCTGTGCGGGTTTTTCAACGCCTCCACCCATATAATCGCTTGCTACCGTAAGCACCCCACCAACTGCGGCTGCATCCCATGTACCTCCTGCAGCGCAGGTCCAGTCTGTGAATACATCCTCACCGTCGATTACCAGTGCCCTGATTGCGGCCTGAATCAATGCGGCGGTGTTTTTCCCTGGTGTGGTATTGGCAAGGCTTATGGTAAGAGTCCTGGTCGAAGCTGCAAACGTTACCGCAAGGGTATCGCCTCCGGCCTGTGCAATAACAATTTTTACACCGTTCTTCCCTCTGGGGTTGGAAACGGTGAGTGTGGCATCCACAATATCTTCGACCGTAGCCGTCGATGCTGTGGCTGCATTCGTGGTTTCCGCACTCCC